CCATCCTGAGGTTATTTGGTGGAATTCTGAAGAGCTTGTTATTCCATACGTTAGTCCTGTAGATAATAAAAAACATAGATACTTTCCCGACTTCATTGCTCAAATGAAACGCAAAGATGGTTCAGTAATGACTTATGTCATTGAAGTTAAACCAGACTCACAGACTAAAATGCCAACACAGAAACGTAAAACATCTCGATTTATCACTGAAGCGGCAACCTACGCAATCAATCAAGAAAAGTGGAGAGCTGCTGATAAGTTTTGCGAAGAACACGGATGGAAGTTTGTGGTTGTCACTGAAAAACATTTAGGTTTGTTTTAGTCTTATAAATATAACATGGCTTATTTAATAGATAGACTAAAAGACCAACTACAAGATACTGGTAAACAATCAGGATCTCGTCGTGCTCGTCAATGGATTAGACAAAAGGTAAAAGACCTTGCTAATGCTAGACAAACTGTCATGCGAGATAATAAACGTAAAGTTTTAATGCCTATTATCGGTAAAATGTATTTTTACTTTTACGATCCAAAAACTAAAGATACTCTGAAATATTACGACAAGTTTCCTCTTGTGATACCTATCGAGAATTACCCAGATGGTTTTCTTGGTTTAAATTTACACTATATTCATCCTAGACAACGATTATTGTTATTGGATAGTTTAAGTGAGTATGCAACTAACAGTAAATATGACTCGACCACCAGATTAAGGTTGAGTTATGGTTTATTGGCTAGAGCATCCAAACACTATCAATTTGCGGCTTGCGTAAAACGTTATTTGTATAGTCATGTGCAAAGTCAGTTTTTAGAAATAAATGCTGACGAGTGGGATATTGCCGTGTTGTTACCAGCAGAAAACTTCGAAAAAGCCAACAAAGATTTCGTTTACGCAGAATCAAGGAAACAATTCTAATGTCATTTAGTCCTAATTTATTTTTATCTAATATCAAAGCGAAGTCTGGGTTAGCAAAACCTAGCCGTTTTGAAGTGATATTACCTATACCTACTTATGTAGGTAGCTTTGTGTCTACAAGTGTTTTAGATAAGTTGATTAATTTACCTAATTCAATATACTCAACGATAGCGGATGCTTTTAACAAAGGTGTTTCAGAAGGTCAAGAATCGTCTAGTCCTACAATATCGCGTTATCTAGCTTTACAATGTGAGCAAACAGAGTTACCTGGTAAAACAATTCTCACTACAGACGTTAAAGTATATGGACCAACATATAAAGTCCCATATCAAACACAATACGATGAGATAACACTAACGTTTGTTTGCACCAATGAATTCTACGAAAGAAAACTGTTTGATAGATGGTTAGAATGCATTATGCCACCAGACACAAACAATCTACGTTTTTCTAAAGATGAAGCAACAAGATACATGACCAATATTAAAATTGTCCAATATGATGATTTTATTAAGCAGATATACGCAGTCGAACTCGTTGACGCTTTTCCAGTCGGTATTGCACCGCAAACGGTTAGTTGGGCAGACGATAACTTCCATCGCGTGTCTGTTAGGTTTGTGTATCAAAAATATAAAGTTATATACAAAGGAAAATATGATATTGCTCAAGCGGTCGCTGCAGTATTTGGTTCTTTTGGTGAGAGAGTTCTTCAACGTGCTGGAGATAACTTAGCACAGGATTTATTTGTTTAATTATTAATGGAGTTACTATGGCTTTACCTAGAATTGATGTGCCTGAATATGAATGTGTTTTACCTTCTAATAAAAAGAAAGTTAGATTTAGACCGTTCTTAGTTAAAGAACAAAAACTACTACTAATGGCATCAGAGTCTACTGATATAAAAGACATCATCGAGTCGATGAAGCGAGTTATTAAGAATTGTATTGTAGGTGACATCGACGTCGATACTTTACCTGTGTTTGACTTAGAGTTCCTGTTTTTAAATCTTCGAGCAAGGTCGGTTGGTGAGGTTGTTAAAATTAACTACAAGTGTAACAACATCACTGGACAAAAAGAAGATGGATCCGACAAGCATTGTGAAAACATTGTTAATATTGACGTAAACGTATTAGATATTCAACCAGCGTTTGGTGAAGGACACTCTGAAAAAATTGAGTTGTCAGATAAGTTAGGAATTGTACTCAAATACCCTACATTTGAAATTATGGAGGGTATTGCAGATAAGACTGAGAACGATATCATATTCAGTTTAATTATTAAATGTATCGATTACATATACGATGACGATCAAATATATTACGTCAAAGATACAACAGAAGCAGAGCTGGTAGAGTTCATTGATAATTTAAGACAAGAAGATTTAGATAAAATCAGAGTTTTCTTTGACACTATGCCTAAAATTAAAAAAGAAGTTGTGTTCCATTGTGATAAATGTGGACACCATGAAGATATTGTAATCGAGGGAATGCAAAATTTTTTCGTTTAAGCCTTTCTCATGAATCTTTGAATAACTATTTCAAGACTAACTTTGCGTTAATGCAACATCACAAATACAGTCTTACCGAATTAGAAAATATGATGCCGTGGGAAAGGGAGATTTATATGACGTTACTATCACAATACTTAGAGCAAGAAAAACAAAGATTAGAACAACAAAAACAAGCTAGGAAATAAAAATGGCAGAAAAACGCGGTAGATTTGAAGAAATTTATAGACAAAAAACCCAAGGGGGTGAAGGCGCACTTTCTGCGCTTAAGTCTACTGCATCCGAACGACGAAAAGAACAAGCAGATTTACGTCGTATGTTTCCTAAGAGTGGTATGGTTGGTGCTATGCTTGAGTCTGCTTTTGGTAAATCATACAAATATAACAGCGGTAAAGGTGATAAAAAGAGTGCTGAGGAGACTAAAAATCAACCTTCGTTTGATGAGAAATCTACCAACGCTATTAGACTGAATACGTCAATCTCAGCTAAAAATTCTATGGTATTGCCTGGTATGGCAAGAGATATGAATATCATGAGACAGAACATCGTTAGAATGACCAAGCATACAACTGGTAGTGCAGTATCAAAAGCAGACGCTCACTTCATGAAGTCAAAAGAAAGAGAAGCGTCGTATGAGTCTGCGTTAGGTAAATCCTTACCAAGCAAAGATAATGTATCCCCTAAAGCTTCAAGTGTTGCTGGTGGTGGATTGTTTAAATCTATGTTTGGTAGTATTGGTGGAATTTTAGGTGGTGGTGCTTCAATGATTGGTGGTGTGCTTTCTGGACTAGGTTCACTTGCTGGTGGTGCTGTTAGTGGAATATTGAAAGTTTTATCTGGAGCTTTAGGTGGGTTTGGTTTAGGTGGTGCGTTGTTAGCTATTCTAGGTGGCTCGTTATTAGTCTCTATGTACAAAGGACTAGATTTTGGTAAGTATGGTGCCCAGTTTGGTGAGATATTTAGTGGAATGTCTAAAAGTTTAAAATCTTTTTTTGGAATTGATGACAGTCAAGGTGACGGTAAGAATATTTTTGAAAAAGTTGCTAGCTATCTTGATGATACATTTAAAACGACAGGTTTCTCAGATGGCTTAAAATATATTATACAAAAATGGAAAGATTTCTCAAGCGAAATTTCATATCAAATATCCAAAATGTATAACGATGTTATGGCAAACGCTACAGCATCATTCATGGCTGTAGGAGATATCTTTGTGGGTATAGGTAAAGATGTTAAAGCAATGTTCTACAAGTGGTTAGATGATAATACTGTAGGTTTATACACAGTATTTGGTGCTGCTATGGGTTCATTTGCAGGAGCAAAAGGAGCAGCCTATGGTGCCGCCGCTGGTGCTTTGTATGGTGGTGGACAATTATTAGCGAATAGACGTAGAGATAATGCAGTGAAAGACCTTGCTGAACAAGAACAGATTTTAGCAGATATGAAAGCTAAGGGTTTGACTGAGACTCCAAAAGATTCCAGATTTCCATATCAATCTATAGGTGCTTTTGAAAACACCATTAAAGATACTAGAAAAATCGTCGAAGCAAATAAACAAGAGATTGAGGATAGAAAAGGCTCTAGCGATTTAAAACCGTTCTCCGAAAGATTTAGTCAGTATAAAGAAGAGGCTAGAAAATTATATCCTGAAATGCAAAGACCTTCAAGGGATAGAACTTCTCCAGACTATTCATCAACATCGCCCACAGCTATGACTGAAAAAGATGCTAATAGTGAAATGGCCAATTTAATTAGGAAAAGATTTATCGAAGCAGGATTTACGGCCGAGCAAGCAGAAGCCGCAGTTATTAACGCATTCGCCGAATCAACATTAGATCCTAAAGCAGAATCTAAAATAACAAGTAAAGAAGATAGTGTTGGGTTATTTCAAATGAATAGAAAGGGTGGATTGGGATACAACGAAAAACAAAACCAAGCATACACAAGGGCACAACTACAAGACCCCAATTTCAATATTGATTTAGCAATTCAAGCGGCTAAGAAATCAAAAAGTTTTAGTAAAGCAAAAACTATGGAAGAAGCCATTGAAGCATTCGTGAGAGATATTGAACGACCAGCCAACATAGAAAAGCAAGTAGCGGATCGTGTAGCTATGGCAAATCGACCTCTAGAGAGTGCTGTTGTTGAAAACACAAACGCTACAAGAGATTTAACCAAACAAGCAGAAGCAGAAAAAGAAGACACTTTTACAGCGACACTTGCGGCACTTCTTCAAGCTATGGCTTCAACGACAACTGGTACCAATATTACTAATGTTAACAACACTTCTGTGACGGGTGGTGGTATGGCGTCACCATATAATGAAGACTTACTGCCATTATTTAAAAATAGAGCAACGCAAGGTTTCTAGGCATAAAAAAAGGGAGCATTTAGCTCCCTTTTACCTATCTAAAGATTATGATTCTTCAGCTAATGATTTAAAAAAGTTTAAATCGTCATCCGAGTCACTTCCAGTTGTAATTTCAGGAGTGCTTGGTGACTGCACTTTTGGTGCTTTCTCTTCAAACTGTGATGTAAAATCATCTTCTTGGTCAGCTCGTGACATAGGAGTTGATGCTAGATTACCAGAAAAGCCTAGAGTTTTATCTAAACGAACTTTCAATTCATCATAAGATTTAAAGTTATCTTTAGATACTAATGATGTCAATGAATGTTCTGCTTTCCATAACGTTT